GGCATTAAATACTTTATGAACCCTACATCTGTTTACACTAACGAAAAAAATAATATGTCAAATACATTACCAGTAATTATAGGAAATGCAAATAATTCAGTCAGTGAAATAGATGAACTACAAATGCAAGGATATAAAGTATGGCAACCGTAAACCAATCGCAGTTAAATAAAAGTAGATTAGATAAATTTCTACTAGTCTTAAATTTACCCCCCGTTCTTAAAGATATTAGTAAAAAGAATTTAGATAGTAGAGATAATAACGTTATTATTGAAGATAGCTTACAATTTTCCGTATACGGATCCGTTGTACCACAAACCCAAGTACCTCATGATGATCTTTATTACGCGGGCCAATCGATGAAGATTTCAAAACATACGCGACCGGTATATGAAAATGTAAGTGTTAATTTTACCATAGATAGTGAATTTAATAACTACTGGGTAATATATAAATGGTTAGATCTACTTAACGATGAAGAATTGTCGAGATTTAACGGTAAGGATATCGCTAATACCGTTAAAATTGAACCAAATATAAAAAATAATCCTAATTCTTTAAACCCACCATCTCTTTATCAAACTGATATAACGTTATATGCTAAAGATGAATTTGATGATAATAAAGTAAAATTTATTTACACTAAAGCATTTCCCGTTAAATTGGGAGGTATAGATTATAACTATAGAACTTCAGGTGAAATTGAAACTACCTTTGAATTTGCTTTCTCCCAGTTAAAAATTGAATTACTATAAACGTGATTTAAGTTTTTACTTAAAAAAAAGGTGATTGGTACCATTAAATAATTGTATGCGTACGATACAATCTCCAGGTGTAGAAATAAAAGAAATAGATTTGAGCTTAAGACCAGTATTACCTGCTGGTACAAATGTTTTAGTTGCAGGTTTTGCTGATAAAGGACCGACTGACGAAATTATTCAAGTAACTAGTCAGAGTGAATTTGAACAAATTTATGGTTTACCTACTACTCCAGCTGAAAGATACTACTATCATAGTGTTAGACCATTATTTCAGTCTCCAGCAAATATTTTAACTTATAGATTACCATATGGTGGTCAACAAGGTACAGGTTTCGGTAATACATATGGTGTATTAGCTTACCCGACTAGTGCTATTAATATTGGAGATGAAATAGATGGTATTGGTTTTGGTGAAGGTCTTTCTACTTTTAATCAATCACCGAGTGGTGTATTATATCTTCTCGGTAAACCAACCCACTTTGAATTAACACAAGAACAATATTACGATATTCTTAAAAAGGAAACGTTTACATGGTATAATTCCGGAACACAGAGTGCCGCACCGACATCCTTTGGTGAATTAGGCAACGCTGGTTTATTAGTTCTTAATAAAGGTCAAACAACTATTGACGAAAAATATCAAGGTTTCTATGTTGGTATGGTAGATAATACGAATTTAAATCCAGCAACCGATTTTGATGGTATTTTAAATGTTGAGACTGTTGCACAATCTGCAATTGCATTAAGAAATTATACAACTTTACCAACAGCAAGGTTAGATGCTACATTATCATCTATTTCTGATAATAATACACAGACATTCGGTCAAACAGATGATAGCATTTCTGAAATAATGGAAAATTTAAGTCAGTTTGATATTGAAGGTATGGATTTCGACGACACCGTTTCATTAGGTTTGTTTAAATTAAGACAATCCCCTTTCTCACCTGATACTATTAAATTGAATTTTGTATTGAGTGAAAGTTATGTCGGTTCTTTAGACTACTTCAGACAAGTTAACTCGCAGCAAGGCGGTGCACCGGTGAGTTTTTCAATTGATACACGTGAAGATTTTTCACCAAATATAGAAGTTATGACTAATGACTATATTTCACATAAAGAAGATGGTAGTACATGGTTAAGTTTAGATGGTACACCATCGAATAAAGTGAGATTTGTATCAAGTAAATTTGATACAGAGCAAAGAGCTGAGAATAATATTCAAACTTTATCGGCTAGCTATGGAGCAACTACACATAGTCAAGCATTAGCTATAGCTGCAGCATTAAGGGCAGCGGAAAATGCATTTGGTGCAGCTGATAACCTATATCCAATCGGTGTTTTTGCTAGCCAAAATGCAAAAACAAAAGAACTCGGTAGTATACCGCAAAAACTTGATAGATTATTTGATACTGCGGAAAATGTAGATTTATTCGATATTGATATCACTTTAGATGGTGGTATTAGTACTATCAATGCAGTTTCAGAATATCTTGAGAGAGGTACAGGTAAAAAGTATTTTGATGATACTGTATCAGTATCTGCAATGGAAGGTTTTTATACATCAGATATTGTTAATAATTTAACGTCAGCAGCTAAAGACTTCAGAAGTGATTGGAATACAATATTCCAAAGATTCGGTGAATTTGCTGAAAAACGTAGAAAAGATCACCTGTTCATTGCGGATTTACCAAGACCTATATTTATACAAGGTAGAAATTTCTTAACATTAGATGACCCTAATAAAAATTTCTCACTCAATTTACTAAAGCCTATACAAGCGCATACAAGTATAGTTAATACAAGTTTTGCTACAACTTATGCACAATGGGTTAAAGTATATGACAGTGTATTAGATGACCAAACATGGGTACCATTCTCAGGATTTGCTGCAGCTGCGATGGCAAATACAGATGCTAACTTCCAGCCATGGTTTGCACCAGCTGGTTTTACAAGAGGTATTGTAACTGGTATTAATGACGTTGCGTTATATCCAAAACAGAAACAAAGAGATCAACTTTACAAGATTTCTACTAATCCAGTTCCATTCTTCCCAGGTGAAGGCTTTGTAATATTTGGTCAAAAAACGTTACTTAAAAAGCCTAGTGCGTTTGATAGAATTAATGTGAGAAGATTATTCTTAAATCTTGAAAAAGCTACGAGACAAACAGCTAAGTTCTTTATATTTGAACCAAACACGTTACTAACAAGAACGAGGATGTTAAATACATTGACTCCTATTTTTGAGAATGCGAAAAATACTGAAGGATTATATGATTTCTTACTAGTTTGCGATGAAAGAAATAACACACCAACGGTAATTGATCAAAATGAACTAGTAGTCGATATATACTTGAAGCCAGTGAGAGCAGCAGAGTTTATTCTTGTTAATTTTTATGCAACACGAACTGGTGTTGATTTCAATGAATTAGTTGGTTAAACGTTGATAGTATATAAATATTATTATGCCCGATACTAAATTAACAGATTTAGAAATAATTACCCAACCAGATAATGGTGATGTACTTTATATTGTCGATGTTGATCAAGACGCGTCCAAGCAGATAACATATAATAATCTTGTTGGTACACGTTTTGATCAATTAAGTACGTCTTTCGACGCTTTAAGTTCTGACGTGGATATCCAAATTGCGGATCTAGATACCAACGTTACAACATTACAAAATGACTTAATTGACACCAATATAAACGTAAATACCCTCAGTTCAACAGCATTCACATTAAGCGGGCAGGTGCAAGATTTGAGTGCAGCTGTTTTCACAGATAATGACCAGTTTATCGTATCTGCGGTTGACGGTGGTAGTTTTAGTTTCGGTACTGATTTAACTATAGCAAATAATTCATCTATAAAAAAACACGTAACCACGTATAATACCCAAATAGGAGATGCAAGTTTAATTGCATTGAGTGCTGAAGGTGGTTTAAGCGGGGTACAAACAAACTTTTACAGTTTGAGTGATAACTCAATGGAACTTTATCTTTATAATGTCACCGGTTTGAGCGTTACGATACCAGCATCAACACCGTTTAATTATAATATAACCAGATACATACCAAACCCGTCTTATAACCCTACCATTTAAGATAAAGGTATATATAATTTTATTAAATTTATAATATAAAGATTAAATAATTACATGGCAGACACAACACAAACAATTCAAGGGTTTTATACTCAAGCCCAAGCTAAAGATTTTGCAAGAAACAATCTTTTTAGAGTGTTAAATATTAATTTTGGTAGTGGTACTGATGTAAGTTTCGATGAATCTGATTTAGTTTATGCGAATACAGCAACATTACCGGGTAAAACGATTGGTAATGTTGCTGTACCTTATATGGGTCTTAACTTCAATGTACCTGGTACTGTAACTTACGAAAATAGTGAATCATATACATTACAATTTAAATCTGATGAATCACATAATTTAAGAGAAAAATTCTTGCAAGTACAAAACGATACATTTGATGATGCGGATAGTACAGGAAATTATTTTATGCCTACCTCTGATGCAGTTATTGATTTAGTTTTACTTGACAAAGAATTAAATAGAGTTGCGCAATATCAACTAGTTGGTTGTTCTATCAGAAATGTGGGCTCTCAAAGTTATGATATGACAACACCAGGTGAGATTGTTACATTTGACGTTACAATAGCATATCACTATTTTAGAAAAACAGCGTAAAAAATAAAAAAATACTTTTTTTAAAGCTCTCTTTGAGAGCTTTTTTTATATATAAATATTAATATGCCAGGCATTTTAAATTCTATAAACAACGCTATACAAGGGGTATCAAATGCTACAAACAGCATCGTCGGTGGTTCTTTAGCACAACCTGGTTTGAGTTTATTAGGTACGAACTTACCAGGTGTACCTTTAATAAGTTTTAGAGATAGGTTTTTGGATAGTTTAGGGCAATGGACATCATCTATACCACTAAATACACAATTTATTATACTTATTGATAATTTCCCTGCAGGTTTAACAACAAATGTTTTACAAAATTTAGAACCGATAGTTCAACGAACTGGGTTTGATATTGATTTACCTAAAAATATTTCCATTAACTATAAAAATCAAGGTATAGTTGGTTGTATATTTGCAAACCAATTTGCAATACCAGATGATAGTGTAGAAGCGGGTAAAGCTAGCATACCTAATAATAGAGGATTTATACCCGGTTCAATATTAAAAAATCGGAATAACTTTGAAAACTTTACACTTAGTTTTAGAGAAACCAATACATCTTTTGTTGATTTTGTAATTAGACCATGGGTAATCATGTCAAGTCATTTTGGATTAGTAGCGAGGGATTTAAATAATCCAGCTGAGGTATTAAAAAATGTAAAAACTAATTTAACCGTTGTACAGTATACGAGAAGTGATAAAGGTTTATCGCAAATTCCAAGAAAAACGTGGAGATTTTATAACTGTGCACCGCTTTCTATTTCTACCCGTGATTACGGTTATCAAGAGAGTGAAGGTGTTAG